ATGCGCCACCGCGCGGGATTGCGGTTTCGATTTCGATTTCGATTCCCGGCCCCGGGAGGCCGTTTCTTGATGTCGAACAACCCAAACCTGACCTCTTTGGGTGGTGCAGCCTTCGACGAGGTTGCTATACTGCAGTGCCGCGGGTCAGGCCTTCTACAACGCCTCACCGTTTCGGCTGCGCGATCTTCAGCACCGCGGCACCCCGCAGCGGCTGCGGCAGGACTTCGAGGCCTACCTCGCCGGCTTCTCATCGGCAGCGGCTTCGGCGGGCTGGCGGCGGCCATCCGGCTCGGCTATCGGGGCTACCGAGTCACGCTGCTGGAGAAGCTGGACAAGCCGGGCGGTCGCGCCTACGTGCACGAGCAGGACGGCTTCAAGTTCGACGCGGGGCCAACCATCATCACCGCGCCCTTCCTGCTTGATGAGCTGTGGGAGATGTGCGGGCGGCGCACACGGTGTTGGTGCGCCAGACATTGGCGTTCCGCGCCGGGTCGTTTGCCAGACGCAGCCGCCATTGCATGTAGGTCTGCCCCGCCGCCCGGCCCCGCTTGATGTAGATGTCAATGCTGGATGTATCGACCACGGTGACGACCATCGGCGGCAACGCTGTGGCGGCATCGGGCAAAGATGCTGCTGGCCAAGGCTCATCTGTATCCTCGTAACGCCCCGCGATTAGGTGGAGGTCATAGGTGTTCGCGGCGGCGGTGATCGATGGCGGGGACGGAACGCGCATGCTGAGCGGGTGCTGGCCTGTGCTTGGCCCCGAAGCATGGCGCGTATCGGCGGAATATCAACCCGTCGGGGGCCTCGGCCAAGGCCCCCGACGCTCAGACAGGCTTTCGACCGACGAAGCGGTAGTAGGGCACGCGCAGCAGCGGCAGGTACGGCACCGGCGCCATCGCCTCCGTGAGCTGATGGGCCGGGAGCTGCTCGCACAGCGTGATCAGATGGTCGGCGCAGGGCTTCACGCCGTCGTGGCTGAACCAGCGCGGCCAGAAGGCCCGGGCAAAAGCGCCGTGGCGCACGAGCCGGGCCGGGATTCCTCGTCCAGAACCGCGTATGAGGAGACTGCCGCGGTAGCCGACGCAGAGGCGTTTTGCGCCGCGATCCGATCCAGTTCCGCCGCCTCTGCCGCCTGCCCGGATGCCTCGACAGCCGCCGCCACAGCTTCCACGCCGCCGAAGATTCCCACAGCCCCGTCGCGGGCTTCCTCTGCCGCCGTCACCGCCTCGCGCGCCTGCACCAACACGCTGGCGTCAACCGGCGGCGACTGGTCGATCAGATCCTCGAACAGCGCCTCCGCCTCGTCGGGCACGGCGACGTTGAAGCGGATGGTGGCGGTGTTGGTCTTGACGAGCGCGAGATAGGCGCCAGGCACCAGCTCGACGCTGATGTTGCCGGCCTCGTCGGTGGTCGCCGACACGCGGTCTGGCACGACAGTGGCCCCGTCCAGCCCGACCGCGCCACCCTCGCGGTAAAGCCGGATCTCGCGATTGGCCAGGATCTCCCCCGCGGGGCTCACGACGGCTCCTGTGATAACGCAAGGCGTTGCCATTCATTCTTCTCCGATGTCGAGAGGATCAGGCGGTCAGAGCCAGCCCGCGCAGGTGTCCCGCACGGCCAGGGTGCCGCTGGTCAGGATTTTCAGCACGCGCGGCACGGTCGGGATGTCGAGGGTGTCGCTGGGCGTGATCTCGAAATGCTCCCGACCGGGCGAGTCAAGTCCGCGAGCGTAGTTTCCGAAAGGGTCTGCCATAATGGCCTCCGTTTGATGAGAGGGTTAGGGTTGCGTGGTCTTGCGACCGTAGAGTGCAGCGATGGCGCGGGAGTTGGCCGCGGTGCCTACCCACCCGCCGGTGACGCGAATGCCGGTGATATCACCGGTGCGCGCCATGTAGCCCAAGCGCGGTGATGCGTCGGCGCTGTCTTCATAATCCGACCTGTCAAATCCGCCGCCGATTTCGGCGAACGCCCCCCATGCACGGATGACGCCCGTTCCGTCGGCGTTGTCCATGTTTTGCAGGTGGGCCTCTAGGATTGCAGCTGAATTCGCTCCGGTTTCCGAAGTCGTCCACGAGAGCACGGTGCGCCATGTCGCGGCGATGTTGATCTGCACGTTGAAGGTCACATCCGATCCGACCTCCTGACCGGCAATGGAAATCCACAGGTCGGAGTAATCCCCCGGCGTGGCCAGCGCGAACTCGATATTCCCGTGCGCCACCGGCTGCACGGTCTCGATCAGATGCCGCGCAACCTCCATGACCGGCGCGCCGCTCGCCCCCTCCGCAATCGCCACAGGGTCTTCGAAGCTCGCCAGCGCCTTGGCCGAGGTCCACGGCTCACCGGGCAGCAGGTTGTTGACGTCGTAGCCCGTGTAGTCGGCCATTATGCGGTCCTCACCTGATAGCCCACGATGTCAGCGGTTGGGTCTGTCCGGCCAGGTGCGGGAGAGTGGAGCCACATCGCGCCCTTGTACCGCTCGGGCAGCCCCGGCCAGATCGCCTTTCCCAGATACGGGCGGCGACCCCGAAAAATGCACCGCACGTCGGCATCGGGCGAGACCGGGCACGCGCCCCCCGCCCAAGGCTTGACCGGCCCATAGGCCGCATCCGGGGGCCTGCCTTCGGCCCATTCCGGCACGCCGACAGTCGGCATCCCGTTGAGCGTGCAGCCGTCGTCACCCTGCGCGAAATGATGCCCCAGGAGGGGGTTGAACCAGACACGCGTCATCGCGATCCTCACTGCAAAAGGTAGGGTTCTGTTCCGTCGGGCATCCGCCCGGTGGCGTCGTCGGCCAGCCAGCAGCCGAACAGCCGTTCTTCTTCCGTCGCGTCCTCGTAGGCGGGAGCGTCGTTCGCCATGATGATCGCGAATTTCCCGATGAAGGCGTAGGACTGCAGCTCAACCCGGATGCGCGAGCCGGGCTGCGGCTCCTCTACCGCGATCACCTGCCAGCGGGTGACAAGACGGTTGCCCTCGCTGTCCATGATGTGCCGGGTGGACAGGTCGATCACTTCGCCGATCTCGACGCTGCGGTCCTTGGCGTCGAGTTCCAGTGTCAGGTATTGCGGCGGCAGGCGGTAGCGCAGGATCAGCGAGGCCCCGACCAGGAGCGCGTTGCCGAAGGTCTGCGTCCAGCGCGAAAAAATCGTGTTCTCGAAAATCTTGCCGCCGGCCGCGACTTCGCTCTCCACCTCGGCGTCGATCCTGATGCGCCGGTTCTCGTAGTTCTTCGGCTCGGTCAGGCTTTCGAGGAAGTTTCGCGGCCGGAAGAAGATGGAGACCCGCGTCATGCGGTCGTCGATCACCTTGCGCTTGGAGAAGCCGGCGAGGTTGTCATCCTCGGTCCAGACCGTCGGGATACCCTTGGGGGGCCTGACAGCCAGCAGCGGGATGGTCTGCTTGCGATCGTCCCAGTAGATCGAGAACAGCCCGTCACGGCCCAACTCGCCGATGAGATCCTCGACATCCACAGGCTCGGGGATGAACGTGCGGCACCGAAGGGTTGACAGATAGGTGCCGCCCTCCTCGTCCCACTGGCCGTCAGCATTGACGTATGAGTTCTTGACGGTGGTGTGATCCTCAAGGATGTACTGCGCGACCTCGTAGAGCCGATGGTTGACGTGGTAGGCCCCGCGCTGGATCGCAGCGTCGGCCTCATGCTCGTCGGCCTGCGTGCGCAGCACACCGCGCTTCACGCCGGTCAGGGTGAACTCGGGTTCCGTCCCGGTCCAGCCGGTGTAGCTGATCGCCTCGTCGCCGATCACGATGTAGCGGGTCGATCCGGTGTTTCCGTAGTTGGCCGACAATTCCGCCTCCAGGCAGATCACCGGAATCGTCGTCGTGGCGTCGTCGATGTCTGCGGCGAGGTCGATCTGCGACGTCGGCGGATACTTCGCGTTCTTGCCCCGGATGCGGTCCAGCGGATCGCGGCAGGAGATGGTGTAGCGGTCGCTGCTGCCCGGCCCCTCGATCTGCTCCACATCGAAGCGACGGGCCTGCATGTCGGCGAGTGCCTGCCCCTCGTAGCCCTCATAGATCACCAGTTCCATGCCCGGATAGAACGGGTTGCGGGCATCGAAGAGGGACCAGAAGCCCACGGGGCGCGCGGGCGGCGTCCGGTCGGCGAGGTAGAAGTCGCCGACGTGATCGTCCCAGACGGCGTTCTCAAGCACCACCTGCGCCGTTGCCAATCGGCCAAGCGGGCTTTCCCCAGTCCGCGCCGCGCCGGGGTTGATCCGGCTCGACGAATGCGTGGCCGAGACCAGAATCGGGATGCCGTTGGTCTTGATGTTGTCGGCGTCGGCTTCCTCGTAGAGCCAGCCGACCTCGTCGCGGGGCCGCGTGAACCGCCACGTGATCGAGCCGTCGGTGTTGTAGTTTTCCCGATCGAGGCAGGTCCAGTAGCAGTTGTAGCACTTCGGCGTTCCGGTCGCGGTGCAGGGCGACACGCCGAAGCGGTTGCTGCACCTCGGCTGGATCAGCTCGACAATGACGACAGGCTTGCGGCCATAGGTGCTTTCGTCAGACATACGGGCGCAGCCCCTGGCAACTCAGCGTCACGCTGGTGCTGATGTTCTTGTTCGGCATCTCGCGCGAGGCGGTGACGACTTCCGTCGCCCACGCATAGGCCAGCTCGTTCGGATAGGTGCCGGGCCGGGCCGCGATGAAGAACGCCGCATCTTCGCCGTTGGCATAGGCCTTGAAGTCCGCGAACGCGCCCTGCCGCCATGCCTCGCTGGCGTGCTGCATGGTCAACTCGAATTGCTGGCCGTCGCTCACCTTCGTGCGTCCAAGCCAGTTGCCCGTCATCGAGATGGTGTTCTCGAATCCGATGCGGTCCCCCTCGGTGATCGGCTGGCCGGTCCATGTGAAAGGCCGGGGCATCTCCATGGCCTCGCCCGCCATGATCAGCGCGATCGTCGGGGGCGCGTCCGCTGCGGTGATCTCGATCCTGAGGCCGTCAACGTTCGTCACCGGCACCAGAAACAGGAGCGGGCTGTCATCCTCGGGTTGCACAGCGCCGAGACCGTCGAAGGACGCGTAGATTTCGGAGCCGCCAGAAATGTCCCGCTGGATGGCGATCGTCGCGTTCTTCGTGCCGAGATCGTGCTTGGCGATGCCGATGAAGCTGACGTCCTGCGCGCTGGCAAAGGCCAAATCCCACGTCGCAGGAATGGCCGTGGGGCGCCATGCGCTGTCCGTCCGGGGCGGCATGGCGTTGACCGCCGCAAAGCCGCTGGCCGACGTGCTGGCGGTCACGGTGCCGTCGTACCAGTTCCAGCAGACCCGACCATGGTTGAGCGGGTAGACCGTCCCGGTGAACCCTGTTGCGATGTAGATCATCGGCCCCTCACCAGTGCGTTCAGGTCATAGCCCTGCCGGGATGCTTCGGTCATCAGGTCAACGAGGTTCTGCACCTGACTGATCTGGCCCGCCGAGGCGTTCACCATGTCGATCACGACGTTCTGCGTCGGGCGGGCCGGGACCGCTGCGGCCTGCCCGCCACCGCCGCCGCCGAGGTTTGCATTGCCCGGCTTGGCCGACTTGATGCCCTGAAGCGCTTTCGCGCCTGTCGCGAGCACTTGAGCCCACGCGGCAAGGTTAGCGGGGAAAGGCCGTTCAAGCGCACGGGCAGCACCGCGCCAGATGCTGATCGCCGCCTCGGCAAGCCCGAAGGCCCGGCTGATGCCAAGCATCCGCTCGCTGCCGCTCTGAAAGACGCCTTCCATAGTTCCGAAGAAGGATTCGTAGTGCCCGAGGTTCTCGTCGGCCTGCCGGCGGCGAAGCGCCATCAGCTGATCCTGATACAGCTCTTCGATGCGGAGGCGGTAGGCGGCATGTTCCTCGTGCAGGCCGCGCTCGATAAGTTGCGCCTCAGCCAGCGCGGTCATGGCTTCACTGTACCAAAGTTCGATCTCGGCGCGGGGGTCATCGGTGCCAAGCAGGGCCTGAAGGGCGGTCATGGGGTCCTCACCCGAGCCGCCACCACCTCCGCCGTCGGCGCCAGCACCAGTGCCAGTGCCCGTGCCGCCGCCCGCCTCAAACGGGATGCTCGTGCCGTCAGGGCCGACGATGGAACCCCCGGCCCCACGACTGCGGCCGCCGAACGCCTCGCCGCGGAATGCCGCGCGGATGGCCTCGACGCTGTCCAGCGGCTGCCCGGCCAGATCGGTCAGGAGCGTGGCAAGACCGCTGAGGCTGTTGGCATTCGCATCAGCTTCACCGCGCAGCGCCGTCATGCGCTCCGTGAGTGCGTCAACTCCGCCCGTCGCGCCGGAGAAATCCGCCCGGCCCGCTGCGAAAGGTGCCAGTGTAGCCATCGCCACGCCGGGAAGCTGGTTCAGCCCCTCGATCAGGACGTTGACGCCCGAAATCACGGTATTGATCATGCTCTCGATCGCCGAGGCCGCGGTGTTCACCAGCCCCTGCGCGCCCTGCGCCACCGCGCCAATGGCCGACGACATGGCTGTCGCCGCCGTTTCCGCAATGCTGTAGAAGGTGCCCTTGACGGTCTCGATCGTCGCCGCCGTGGCGGTCTGCCATGCCACCATGCGCGTGTTGATCCGGTCGAAAACCTCGGAAATCACGTCGCGCACCGCAGTCATCGCGTTGCCGAGGGTGCCGAAGGCTTCCCTGATGCGGCTGACCATGACGACGACGCCGGTCACGATGCCACCTATGGCAATGCCGATGCCGATGAACGGCGCACCAAGCGCCGCCAGAACCACGCCGAGCGCCGTCACCGCGCCGACCACCAGGCCGATGTTCTCGGACCCGAAGCGCACCATCTCGGTCAAAGCCTGCGTCACGCTGCGCAGCGCGCCGGTGACGCCGCTGTCGCCAAGCGAAATGATGAGCCCCTCCAACGCGGATCGCAGCCCGGCAAGATCGCCTCCGAGGTTGTCGCGCATGACGCCTGCCATCTGGGTCGCCGCGCCCGTCGCCCCCTCGAATTGGGTCGTCAGATCGCGCACGCGCTCCGCAGTGTCGATCATCACCAGCGCGCCGGATGCCGCCTCACGCCCGAAGATGGTCATGGCGTCAGCGGTGCTCAGGCCACGCTCTCGCAGGAGGTCGAGCACGTCCGCAAGATCATTGGTCTCGGGGTTCACGTCTGCGGCAGTCAGGCCGTACTGCGCAAGGGCATCGCGGGCCTGCGTCGTCGGCCCCGCCAGTGAGGCAAAGACGCCGCGCAGAGCCGTGCCCGCGCGCTCGCCCTGAATACCGGCGTCGGACATGACGCCGATGGCGGCGGCGGTCTCTTCCATCGAGATGCCGAGCGATGCGGCGATGGGCGCTGCCGTCGACATGGCCTGCCCGAGCTGCGAGACGTTGGTGTTCGTGGCGCTTGCGGCCTCGGCCAGAACGTCTGCGGCGCGCCCCGCCTCCGTTGCCGCGATACCGAAGCCCGACAGCACGTTCGAGGCGATGTCAGCTGTCGAGGCCAGATCCATGCCGGATGCCGTCGCGAGGTCCAGGACAGCGGGGATTGCCGCCATGCTCTCGGACGCCTCGAAGCCAGCCATCGACAGGAAGCCGAGGGCGTCTGCTGCCTGCCCTGCGCTGAACTCAGTCGTGCGGCCCAGCTCCATCGCCGTCTCGCGCAACTGCTGCAACTGCATCCCGGTGGCACCGGACACAGCTGCCACCCGCGACATGGCTGTCTCGAACTCCGAAAGAGTGCTGACTACCGCTCGGAACGAAAACGCCGCCGCGATCGCGCCTGCAAGAGACCCGGCAGCCCGCGCCATGCCCCGAAAGCCTGCCGCCATCACATCGCTCGACCGGCCAAGGCGCTGCTCGGCCCGCGCGCCGGCATCCTCGAGGCGGCGCAGCTCGCGCTGACCGTCGGTCAGGCCAGAACTGTCGATGTCCATGCCGAGGGTGGCGAAGTCAGTCATCGCGGGCTGCCTTCTCTACCGGGGACATGGAAAACGGCCGGCGGTTCATCAGCCCGCTGCAGTAGGACACCGACATTTCCATCACGATCCGCCATTCCTCGTGCGTCAGGCATGTGCCGGTGACGTCCGCGTATGCCTGCAACTCCCGCCACTCCAAGGGAGCGACGATCTCGCCGGCCTTGCGAAAACCGCACTCGCGCCAGATGTCGTGCAGGTATTCGTCGGCATCGAGGTCGGGCAGGTCCCACCCGAAGACGTAGTAACGCGGCTCGCTATGCTTCTCGGGGACGGCCTCAAGCCAGCCCCGTTGCGCCGCATAGGTTCGCAGCCCTATGCGGCGTCGGTCAAATTTGCGCGGCGCTGCGCGATGGACTTGAACAGGAACGCCCGGATCGAGCGGCGGGAATGGCCGGCCTTGCGGTCGATCAACTGCCGGACGCGGGCTGGGGTCAGCTTCTCTTCCTTGCCGTCGAACGGGATGTTTTCCCAGTCGTCGCAGGCCGCGACGATCAGGTCGTCCATCAGCGTCTCCGCCTTCTCGGCGTGGCTGGCGGTGATCGCGTCGATCTCGGCGTCGCGCGCCTTCTTCAGGTGGTTGGCGTGGGTCATCTCGGCACGCTGGTATTTCTCGAACGCCGCGAAAACCTCGTTGGAGCCGACGCCCTTGAGCCGGACCCGGCAGGGCTTGTCGGTCTCGTCCAGGGTCACGCTCTCGCCGTCCCAGTAGAGCTTGCGCTTCTCGATCTCCAGATGCACCCATTCCGATGCGCTGGCGGCCGTGTCGAATTTCGTGAAGTCCATGGCGTTTTCCTTCGGGACGATGTGGGACAGAGAGGCGACCGACCTGTCCCCAGCCGGCCGCCTCACCCTGCGCGGGGTTACGTTCGGGCTTCGGGCTCGTTCTGCGTGAACGAAGCGGTGAAGCCCTGATAGGTGTCGGGGTCGACGACGTTCTCGGCCAGCCCGTGGAACAGGCCGTCAGCGATGATGCTGATGCCCTGCGGGTAGTCGATGCGAACGCCGCCGAGGCCCTCGTCGTCGTACTCGGCCAACTCGCGAAGCAGCACCTGTCCGGGGTCGTCCTCGATCAGCCTGCAGCCGATCTGAGATTGCGATCCGTTGGCGCCGCCCTTGAAGAACCGGGTGATGCCGTCGTCGTCACCATCGCGCTGGATGGTCTCCGACGTCATGCCGAGAAGCAGCCCCCCGACATAGCCTTTCAGCAGGACCCATGAGCCGCCATCCCTTCGGATGTAGACGACGACGTTTGTGGTCGTGAGCATGTCGGTGGCTTATGCGGGCTGCAGGTTGTCGATCAGCGCGTCGGCGGTGGTGAAGTTCACGCTGAAGCCCTGCTGGATGGCGCGGATGGCGAGTCCCTGAGCCAGGTGCGACTTCTAGCCCTGCGCGTACTGCACCGCGTCGCCGGTCTCAGCGTCGACGCCAGCGCCGGCCGAGATGATCTTCAGGGAGTGACCTGATGTCTCATCGTCAGCGTAGCCCTTGACGTCCTCCTGGCCCGCGTCCGACGCAACGTTCCGGAAGTTCCCCGTGCTGTCGTTGCCCGTTCGCATTCCCTTGGCGCCGAGCGTGATGCCTTCGGCGAGGTCGGGGATGTCGATGTTGCTGGCGGCGAATCCGAGCTGGAATCCCCCGACAAATCCGTTGACACGAATCCATGTCAGAGCTGCGAATCCGGCTGCGTCATTGGTTGCGGGAACGCCGTCAGCGACCCAGACTTGTTTACCCAGGTGTGTTCTGGTCATCAGATTGCCCTTTCACTTTGGCAGTTTTGGGAGCGCGCTTTTCAGCGGGTGCCAGCCCGCGCGCGGGGCAAACCGTCCATCCCTTCGCTTCCCACTGGGGGACTGCCGCCGCGAGCGGGCGGGCGATGGCGCGGGGATAGTCCTTGTGCTTCATCGTGATGCGATCGGTCATGTTTCCGTCCTGTATGTGACCCGAACCGGGACGTTCCAGTTGTTGGCCTGGTCGTGGAAGCCGCCGACGATGGCGACCCGATCCACGACGATCACCGTGCCGCCGGTGGCATCAATCCGGGCGCCCTGCCGGAAATGGTTTTTGACGTCTTCGGCGATGCTGTTGGCCTCTGTCGTGAAGGTGTCGCCGTCGACGACCACCGTGACCAGCCAGAGCCCGACGTTGTCCGTCGGTGTCGATCCGTCCAGCGTCGGGTTGATCTGGCTCACCGGCGCATGAAGCGTCGTCAGGTAGGGCTTATCCGGGCTGGCGGACTTGTTCGCCCAAGTGATTGTCGGAACGCCGGGGAGGGCTTCCAGATGCAGGCCGAGCGCGTCCTCGATTGCCCCGATGTTCATTGGTTCGCGACCTTCCGGGCGTTGGCATCGACGATGCCCTGCCATTTGGCCGCGGCCTTGTCGCGCCACATGCCGCCGCCCTGGCCGAAGTCCTCGGGCTTGTAGTGGCGGGCGCGGGCGTATTCCGCCGTCCAGCCGCCGCTGAGCATGTCGCCGGGCTCAAGCTGCGCGATGGCGAGCGCGTAGCTGTCTGCGCCCTGCCCGACCGACCCTCCATTGATCTCGGTCACCAAGCTGTTGCGCAGGAAGCCCTCATCGACCGGCATGCTGCCGCCCTGTGCGACCGGGGTCTGCGCGTCGTCGAACACGTCCTGAGCCGACTGGCGCAAGATCGCGGTCATCTTGCGCTCTGTCTTCTCACCGAAGTCGCGGAGTTGCGCCTTGAACGACTTGGCCATTGGCGGTCTCCCATGGCAAAAGGCCCCGCCAAAGCGGAGCCCTGTCTCGATGCGTTGCCGCTATTGGTGGATCAGGGCCTAGCCGAGTTCGGGAAACGGCCCGAAGGTGGCCCCTTGGCATGACAGTTGCGCGCCCTCGCTGGCGCTGGCGGTAATCCTGCCGTCCCGAATGACGAAGACGACATAATTGAGGCCGGTGTAGGCGCCCAGCCGGTTGCGGGCGTTGCCCCGGAAGCAGACATTCCAGCGCGGGCCGGCCATGGCGTTGTGCACCCGCGGCTCGGAGATCGCGGCGTCCATCACGCTGTAGGGGTCGTAGAGCGTCGTGCGAAGCTCCTGTGCGACGAGCTGGCGGTAGTTGTCCGGGCGGGGGCCCGCGTCGGCCACGTCCTCGGGTGTCACGGTCTGCACGCACCCGGAAAGGATGAGCGCGGCGGCAAGGGCAAGGTTCCTCACGAAAATCTCCGATCATGCAATGAGATCGAAGCCTGGCATGGATGGGGCGGCAGGTCTAGCGGTTGGCGGTGCGCAGCCAGTCCACCCGGAACGACTCGTAGCAGCGGCAGTTCACCGTGGTCGCCGCGCTTGCCCCCAACGATCCGTCGCCGGGGAACATCATCTGCGATCCGTCTGGCATCACCCACGGTGCCTCGATGCCCTGAACCGTCTGCGCGTGCATGGCGACGTGGTCGGGCCGCGTGCGGCTGTCCAGGGTGGCGTCCCACACGCGCGTCAGCAGGTCGTTGCGGACCTGCCCGGCGTCGATCGCCTGCTGGTAGCCCTCGCGGCGCCCTGCCCGCAGCGCGGTGATGCTTTCCGTCCTCGCGATGGTCTGCGCACGATGTGCCAGCAGCCTGTCTCGGTAGCGGCCGGTGATCCGGTCCAGATCGGCGGCGCTGAGCGGCCTGCCCTCGCGGATCGCGCGGCGCACTGTGCCGTCAAAGCGCCGGTCGCGCAGCTCGCGCGTGAAGTAGTTCCGATCCAGCGATTGCAGCTCCGCACGCGCCCGGGTCGCATATTCTGCCTGCCGCTCGGTTAGGCCGATGAAGCCGCCAGTCCTGCCCGCCGGTGTCACCCGGCCCACCAGCTCGGTCACGATGGCGCGGGGCGCCCTGCCGGCCTCGATCTGCGCCGTGACGACTGTACGCGCCATGGCGGCCTGATCCTCGGCAATCTCCCGGATGAGCCCGCCGACGTGATCTCGCGCCCACTGTTCGGCGCGGACGTGGCGGCCGTCGAAGCCCAGAACCACCCCGGCGAGGCGGGCGGTGTCGACCACCATCGCGCCGCCAGCCGCGTATCCGCCCACCAGCGCGGTGTCCAACGGAAAGAGCAGCGCGGTGTTCATCCGCAGCAGCTCGACCGCGCGGGCTATGTCTCCTGCCCTCAGAGCGGCTTCCAGATCGGCGAGGTTGACCGAGCGGCGGGCCGACAGGATGGCGGCGATGAAGGCCTGCCGGACCTGCGGCTCAAGGGTCGAGAGCAGCGCCTCGATGCGCCTCAGTTCCCTCCGGTTGGCCATGCAGCATCACCTCGTATGGCCAGATCATCCAGTCAGGCATCAGCAGGATCACGCGAGCGAGGTCGGGCCGTCCGTGGCAAAGGTGCCAGGCAGCGAACCACGCGCGGGCTGAAATCACTGTCGGCGTGCCTGAACCTCGAACATGAGCGCCACACCTCCCGGATCGAGCGGCATGGACCGGATGACGTTGTAGACGACACCGCCGATGGTCAGCGTGTCGGATGGCTTCGGGACGACGCCAGCAGCCTCGACCAGAACCCGCCGATCCTGCGCCTGGATCAGCACGCCGTCAACGTGGCGCAGATCGTACTCGGTCACCACCACCGCGACGGAGTGCGTCGTCGGCGTGGCGGGATCGTCCCACGGGCTGTCCTGCGTGCCCTTCTTGGTCAGCGTGGCGATCAGTTCGCCGTCGCCCGTCTCTGTCGCAGCCTCGCGCAGGGCGGCGCTGATCTCGGCGGCGATCTCCGCGCCGCTCATGCCACACGCGCAGGTACCGCTCAGCGGCACGGTGACGCGCTCATAAGTGTCGCCGGCCGAGCCGGGCTTGGCGCCCGCGCGGCAGTGCTGCCTGCCGGACTTACTCCCGCTCGATTTGCGCTGCGAGCGGGGCCGCGATTTCTTGAACGGCAAATCCGAGGAGGGCGCCTTGCTAAAGTCGTGGATGTCCTTGTTCAGGCGCGCTTCCAGCTCGACGATCCGCTGGCACAACTGCTTGGCCAAGGCCCGCGCAGCCCGGAATTCTCCGCGCGCAGCCGCTGCAGATCCGTCTCGGAGTTGTCAGGGATAGCGGTTACGTCGCGACGCTCAGTCATGGCGTTATCTTATGCAGCCAACCAGCCTGTCTGTCTGGCGAGAGGACATGGATAGGTACCTTGCGCCCAAAAGGGGGCACTAATCAGTATCCGACTCGAAGCTTGAGGTTTACTCGCCAGTCCACTGATCCTTTTTCGCAAACGTCTACGACGAAGCATATCCGGGGATCGCCTACCACTCTGGTTTGAGTGAGATCCAATATTCGGCGGGAATAACTGCTCTAACCGCTGCGCGTTGGCGGACCCAGAGCTTATCTGGTAACCTAGCCCGCAAGTGCTGCGCAGCTCGCGCAGGAGTTGTCAGCCACGTGACGTATCCCCGTGGCACAATCAACGTCTACTCACAACAGCAAGTGGCCGCGAGCCCAGGATGCCTTAGCCGCGCTGGTATTTTGCCCTCATAACGCCCCTCATCTTCTTTGCGGCGCTGTTCCATGCCCGAGCCACGCCGCTTGCCTCTATCGCGTCCCAGGTCGTTTGGCTTGCGGAGATCGGGCACGATGCTAAAATATTGAGGTCTCACACCTACGCGGAACACAGCTTTGTCAAGCATCACCAATCGCTCAGTAGCGTCACCTCCTAATACGCGGCCCATGCGTCGAGGCCGCAGGCATCCGCGACCTAGCCAGTATGCGAGTCGCTACCGGCTAAGTCGCCAGCGAAGGTTCTTTTGACACTCTTCATAGTCATAGCGGGTAGGCCTACGCCCTAGTTCGGTTTCCGCCTCTAAAGCTTTCGCAGGGGACGAAACAACACACCGCATACTCTCCGTAACATAGACCCAGACGTTGCCGCCCGCCATTAGTCAACAAGTTCCGCGCCAAAAGGGATCCTTGCAATCCAATCGCACACTCCTATGATCCACTCGCGTTCGACCGTCACGGCTCCACAGGTGCGCGCCAAGCGTTTATCCGAGAGCAAGGCCATGAGCCAAAAAACTTGGGCGACTTCAGCGCCCGTTGACAAGTCGACAATTTCGGCATTCACGTTCAAGTCTCGACACACGAGCGACTTTGCACCCCACGCATGAGAGTTGCATTCATCCATTTCTGGCTCATCACCTGGCGAGGCGGCGAGAAAGTACTCGAGTCGCTCCTCAGGCTTTTCCCTGACGCCGACATTTACACACTTTTCTACGACCACCAGCACGCTGAGCGATTTTTGGGGCATCGCATTTTCCCCTCATCCCTGAACAATCGCTTTTTTAGGCGTCACTTCCAGAAGGTCTATCCACTCTACCCACTAGGGATCAGGTCGCTCAGGCTGCGACACCCGTACGATCTCATTATATCGTCAGAGTCTGGCCCTGCCAAAGGGATTGCAAACCCCTTGGGCATTCCCCACCTTTGCTACATCCATACGCCGATGCGCTACTGCTGGGGTTACACGCAAGATTACTTAAACGTCGTGCCTGCTGTCTTGAGGCCAATTGCAAAGATGAGCTTCGATGCGTTAAGGCGCTGGGACTTGACGACCGTTGATAACGTCGACCGATATGTTGCAAACTCGAGAAACGTTCGCGATCGCGTACGACGGTTCTACAACCGAGACGCCGCTGTTGTACATTAATCGATCTCTTTAGAGCTCTTTCGCCCTGAAAATCTGGTCAAGATCCCTACCAAAGGAAGGAAATACTACCTGTCTTTCGGCGCGATCACGCCATATAAGAATATCGAGTTGCTGATCGAAACATTCAATCGAAACGGGAAGCAACTGATCGTTATCGGCGATGGTAGTGAACGGCGAAAGCTTGAACGTCGTGCTAAGGCGAACATTCACTTTCTGGGCAATCTTCCATGGGCTGAAATACGCAAACATATACTTGACGCGAAGGCACTGCTGTTTCCAGGCGAAGAGGATTTCGGAATGGTCCCCCTGGAGGTTATGGCTCACGGCGTGCCGGTGATCGCGCTGGCGCGCGGCGGTGCGCTGGAGACGGTCATCGAAATTCCTGGAAACCCTGCTAAGTCTACTGGATTGTTTTTCGCCGAGCCAAGTTTCCTGAGCTTGCAATCTGCCATAGATGCCTTCGAGTCTTACCAGGACGACTTCGACCCAGTGCAGATACAGACGCATGCCAGGCAGTTCGGCGAAGACGTATTCCTTGAAAGAATGCAGAAGGAGATTCGGATTTAG